AACGACCACCATGAAACACCGCAATTGATTACAAAACTGGCAACCGAACAAACCGACATGGCGATTGCACTGCTTGACGAGTGGTTGCAGATCGTGGAATACACGCCAAAACGCGGTGACTGCATGTACCTGGTGAGAGGCACAGAGGCGCATGAGGCGGGCAATCCGCTGGAGGTGATCGGACGCGACCTGGATGGGGTGGTGCCGTATCGCAAGGATACTTCACCGGTGACCAAGGACGGACGCTATACGCACGCCAAACTGGTGCGTACGGTAAATGGAAATCTATTTGATATAACCCATCACGGCTTTACTCGTGGCAGTCGTGCCTGGACCAGAAGCAATTCAATTTATCATACATTGCGGTCGATTTATTACGATGCGCTGGAATATGGCTATGAAATCCCTGACTACGTGGTCCGCAGTCATGGCCATGTGTACACTGCGGAAACTTATACCGGACATAGAAAGACGATCCATGGCTGTATGACACCTGGTTGGCAGTTGAAAACACACTTCATCAATCGCGTGGCGGCCAATGAACGGATCAACTCAATCGGCATGGTGTATTATGACGTGCTGAAAAGCGGGCATGCCCAGCATTATGCGGAGATACTCAGTATTGAGGATGTGAAAGTTGAGGCGTTTTGAAAATCACACCGGAGGAAAATGAACTGCTGCTGGCACTGGCATCTGAGTTCGCCAATACTCAGTATGACCCGAAACGTCATGTGTTGGTGAAAGATGCAGCCATGCTGTGGGGGATCAGCACGCGAGCAGCCACTTTCCGACTGGATAAACTGGTAGATGATGGCAGGTGGGGGAAAGAGACTGTGATTCACCAGGGGCGCATGAAAAATGGGTATTACAAGAAAGGATGTTGAGAGAGTACTGACATGTATTATTACGTTTATAACCATCAACATAAAGGATTACCCTATCACCGAGCGATGAAAGCAGCCGGGCACACGGCAAACTTACGGTTTGCAGATGTGACGTTGTTTGATCGGGACCAGGTGATGAACTCGACCCAGCCGCGTTACCAGGTGAAAGAGCAGTTAGATCGGGGATCGCTGATTATGATCTACCCGCATTCGGCGCTGCCGCCGTGGTGGTATGACGGGCTGGTGCCGGTGAGGGACTATCTATCGTGTGTGTTTGTGATCGGAGAGGCGCACAAAGCCGCCACAGACATTTTTATGCCCGGCGCCAGGGTTGAAGTTGCAGGTTGGCCATGGTGCAAACAAAGGGCATTCAAAGCGCCCAATCGAGTAAAACGCGTGCTATTTGCGCCGATCCACACCGCGGGAGGATTACGGCCAGAAGCCTTTGAGGCTAACCGGAATATCTTCAGGGAATTGAAGCGCGTACAGCGGATGATGGGGTTTGAGGTGATTATCCGTCATATCGGCGAATTAGAGCCGCAGGGCTTGAAGAATTACCGCGACTTTGAATTCGTCCAGGGAGCAAAGGACGGCGCAACCAGAGACATCGATAAAGCGGATGTTGTGATTGCTGAGGGGACATTTATGTACCTGGCCGTGGCACGGGGGACGCCAACAATCGGTATTAATCAGCATATCGCTTGCCGACCAAACCGAAATTATGCGCGCTATACACCGCACACCTGGGAGCGTTACGGACACCTGTTTGCTTACCCGTTGAATTACCAGTGGGGGGATTTGTGTGAACTGATTGAGCAGGCAACCGCAGAAGAGCAGAGCGAATGGAGAGCAGCCAACATTGGGGAGGACATGGACCCGCTGGGATTTGCGGGTATGGTGGAAGAGATTTGGCGGGAGAGTAAGAAAATGTGATACTGAGTAAATTTTGCCTGTACAAAACTGTGTAGTATAATTGAACTGGGCGTGAATTAGTTTCGCTTGAAGGCGTCTTGACGGCTTGCTCATTCGTGACTGGCCCCCTTCAGGGACGAGGGTGCAAGTCCCTCCACGTCCACTGGTAAAGTCGGAGTCATCCTCCGGTATTTTAAGGATAACAGAAGATAGGGCGGAACTTAGCGGTGGGAAAACATCCCAAAATGGGATATTTCACTCCTCCAGCGGGAAAACTTTAGGAATTGGTAAGTTTTGCCGATACACAAGTATCATGTTTTGTGCATCATTAGTGACAGATTTCATTATATTTTGTACATGAAACGCGTGTCATGTTCAAAGTTTGGCTTTTTTTGAACATGAGGCGTGAGTACTTCCCGCTTTGTTAACATTTTACTCCCTGAAAAAACATAGTATAATCCATATATCTGACCCGCCATGTGTAGGAACAGAAATAGGGGTCGGTGATAAGCTGACCCTGGTTTTTAATGAGCATTAAAAACCCCATTTTGGTTAGTTACTAATTTCAATTACAATACCGGCATCATTTCAGTAAGTGACTGAAGTGTCAGGTACGATTATAATAATTCTGATTTGTTACAACCGCGCTTAAATTTGCAGACATTTTAAGCGCGGTTGTAAAATGTTCTATGTTTGCCCTATCACAACCCCCACTTCTCCACCGGTGACGCGTGCCGGTGTGCGTCGTCCAGATCGTTTTGGCTGATGGCCAGATAACGCTTGACCATATCCAGCGTGGTATAGCCCAGCATTTCCTGCAGGGTGTAGATGTTGGGATAGTTGCGCGTTTTGAAAAATCTGGCTGCATTTTCATAGAGTTGACTTTCCTCGGGAATACGATTCTAATTGTTATTAGAGGTCATGATATGAAAGGAAGATGAAATGTCTCTGTTGTGCAATATCATATTATTTGTTTTGTTTCTTATTATCGGTGCGATAATTGGTTTTTGGATCGGCACGATAAATGCTTATCGAGAAACACTATTCCGTTTGTTTTGGTTCGGCTATCTTGATTTGGATGAAGCAGAAGAAATCGCAAAATCTTTAAAGCAGGCCCCGACAGACGCAAATTGTAAGCAGAAATACAAAATATCTATAAAAGATGCTCGAAGAATGCTATTGAAGCGTTAACTTCTTTAAGAACTCTGCTACAAGTGATATTGTAATATCTTTGCCAACGTTTGCAATATAAACGAGGGCTTCTTTCCACTTCGCCTTATTGCTTATGTCTGATAAAAATTCGTGTCCTTTTGATGTGAGCGCATAAGGCATGTATCTCGGATAGTCATCAATGATGTACGCTTGTTTTTCAGAATGAATCAAGCCTTCTTCTGTTAAGAGCCTTGTATGATAATGAAAAAGCTCTTTATCGATCTCACTTAATCCCAACTCTTCCTGGCTCATTCCAAGTTCGTCAAGCCTCTCGTGTTCTTTAACCGCCTGGAGAATATGTTTTATTAACTCGAAGTCCTTTTCCATTTTTATTTCTCCTTTTACTTGCTCAATAGAAACTCCATCATATCCAAAATCGTTTGACGATCATTTTCGCTGAGCTGGTCATACTTATATAACAGCTCTTCTTTTTGCCTTGTCATTTCCTGGTCGGGCGAGTCATCACTGTCTGCTGGTAGCGCGTACCCCAAGATACTGAGTATTGTTTGATCATCAAATTGCGCTTCTGACCTTTTTTCGCGCGATTGCACTTCCCAGGCATGCCATTTTTCCAGCAACCAGATTTTTATGTCTTTTTCCATTAAACTCGCTCCAACATAATAATACCAAAATAGTAAAAACACTTGACAAATTGGATAGGATGGTATATACTATCTACTAACTACACTGTAACCGTTAGTAAATCAGGAACTTTCTATGAAACCCATCCAATACATCGTCAAAAAATACAGACAGCAGCGGGGGTTATCGCTGCGGCGATTCGCGGAAGCAGTGACCAGTGATTTGAACCTGGGGATGGACATCTCGCACCAGACGATAAAGAACTGGGAAGACGGGACCCACCAACCGCAGTTTTCATTTTTGATGAACCTGGCAATGATAGCCCGAGATTGGCGCATGGATTTTGCGTTTGACTGCCTGGCAGCATTGCGACCGGCAGTGTACGAGCCGATGACCAGCATTGGCTGTGAAGCGATAGAAAAATATTCAGAACTTGAAATAACCGAAAAGGAGGAATGATGTTTGCTAACTCAGTAGATTTTGCGAAACCCAGAAAATACACATTTGCCGTGGGGGCGGTTGAGGGCAGGAGCGCTGATGTTTCGCCCTTTACGGGCATCCAGGTGCTGTTGATCAACGCGCACTTTTGGTATGCCATCGGGCCAAACAAGCGCTGGTCAGGATTGAATGAATCCCTGGAAATTGAAAAGGTGGATTGTCCAATTGTCATCACCAAAGACATCCTTGCTAAAGACACTTACCATCACCTGTTGAAATCATTTGTAACGGTCGAAGGCATTCACGATCTCGACTTGTTTTTGGTCCAGCTGGAGCGGATCGGCGGGATCGTGCTTTATCCCTTTGTTACTCAGATCAACATCCCAGACCTGCTCGGGTTATAGCTTCAGTTATATAGCTTCAGTATAGAAGGAAAGGAGCACGTATGAAAATTGGGATGCTTTCGGGGCGCAGTCGGGAACTGAACCGGTTGAAATTCGGAAATTACGCAGCAGTCTGGCCCCCGATATCCCTGCAGCGGATGGATTAAATGGGAGCCGACACGGTGACTGAGCCGCGGCCATGGCCGAACAATGCCAGGGAAGTACGCGATTTGGCAGCAGAACTGGCGATCACAGGACGCTGGGCGATTGAACCGATGTTGACCGGAAAGTTTTCCGCAGCGGAGAGCATCCGCAGAATAGCGATAGCGATTGTGACGTTTCAAAAGATTTCACGCCTGTTAGAGAGCGTGGGAGCGCAAACCAACCCAATTTATGACACAGAAAACAGTTTTGAAAACATTCGAATTCAATATGAAGACCAATAAAGAGACCAATAAGGAGACAAAAATGACCCCAAACACGATTAACACCCCCATTAATGACCCTCTTGCCATGGCAGAAAACCCGCAAGAGATCAAGTACAGCAATGAATACTTCGGCCAGGTCAGCCTGGACGTGTGGTTCTGCGTGCTTGAAAAGGGCGTTGGCAAAGTGCCCTTTGACCCCAACACGCACTCGATTGATCGGCGCCTGACGGCAATCACGATGGGGATCATCCCCGTGCCGGCTTCGGGCCTGCAGTTTTCGGTTGACCGCGATTACATCGCTGAATTCCGGCCGTGGAACGCGATCACGCTGCCCAGCCTGAAAGCACTTGGAGTTTCGGTGCGCGAACTGAACGACAGGTATGTGCGCGTCAAAATGACCGAAACCGGCGAAACCTACACCAACAGCCAGGGAGAGACCCGAGAAAAAACTGCATTTGAATTTCTGGCGATTTACGACTCTCTGGAAGCCTGTGAAGCAGATTTCACAGCAAAGCGAGGGTCCAGTGCGCAGCCGAATACATCCCCGCAAAAATCACAGGCCGCGCCAACGGCTGGAAACGGCAATAAAGACCGGGATGCAGCGCTGAAATTCCTGGAAGTGGCTGTTAAGAGCACATGCCAGGGCCTGACGGACCTGGACCAGGCACGAGAAGCTGTTGCAGCTCAGATCGCAAAGATGCCGTTAATCAACAAGCACTTCACCGTGGACAGCCCGGAAACGATGAATTTTATGGCGGAAGCCCTGGCGCCTTTTTAGGAGAGAAACAGGAATGAGAATCAGCTCTCATAGTTTAATTGGAAAAACAGCCGTTTTGTACCTGGCTGATGCGGGTTCGATCCCTGCTGAGAGCTATAGCGAACTCCCTGGGCTTGCTGGCCCAACAGCAAGGGAGTGCAGCCCGGAACCCTGGAAGATCGGGAAACAGCTAATAGGGTGACAGTCGGGAGAGACCGGTAATAGATAAGCTCCGGATCGTTATACGGACAGAAGATAGTCTCGATCCGGGGCGCCTCACTGAGGTTGACCTGTGGTTGGCCCTCCTCCTGCCAGGGTGAACTTCAGTGAGGCGCAGGATGCGCCCATTTTTTCCTCCTTGTTCAATGGGGGTCGTCCCTGAAAACGGCGGCCCCCAGGAGAAAATGGATCAATCGTTGGACGTTGGAGCAGCATTATGGGAATTTCAGCAATTATGATCGACAGCAGAGAACCGACCTGGGTGCAGAATTTGCGCTTTGACGGCATCCCCACCAGCGTGCAACTGCTGGAGCAGGGGGATTTGATGGCGGCGTGCGATGGTGATTTGATCCTGGTTGAGAGAAAAACGCCGGACGACTTCCTGAACAGCCTGAAAGCGGGCCGCCTGATGCTGCAACTGGCAAATATGCTGACGGTGACACGGTGGGCGTACCTGATGATCACTGGAGAATTCAAACTGGGCGTGAACGGCGAGGTGGTGACCTCAAGAGTAACCGGTTGGAACTGGGATGCGGTGCAGGGCGCGATACTGAGTATTCAGGAGATGGGTATCTATGTGATCCAGTGCAAAGGAGATGAGGATTATGAAGATGCTATCATCCGGCTGGGCAATCGCGACCGTTCAACTGTTTTACCCGTTCCACCCGCTAAACAACCCCACGTGTATTCGCAATCCGAAGCGATTCTGGCGTCATTGCCTGGGATCGGGTTCAAGCGGCTACAGAAGGTTTTAGAAGAATCTGCGGGAAGCCCAGCATGGGCACTGGCTTTATTGACCAACCTGGATGAGGTTGAAAACTTCCCGGGTGTGTCCTATGGCGATCGACAGCGGATAAGAAATGTACTGGGGCTTAAAACCAGTGAAATGCTCGCAATCAACGTCCGGCCAGGATACTAACAGGATACTAACAGGATATTAAACTATCAAATTAATCAGAAGCTCAAACAGAAATCAAATTCAGAAATCAATTTAGAAAGGATTTTCTATGAAAAACACCAACCAAATTACAACACTGGAAGTACAAGACACACTGATCAAAGATCGGGAAATTACGACGGCAAGCCAGGCAGAAAATGTTTTGATGGCAAACCGTGAAATGAGCCTGGGCGTGTGGCATATGATCAACACGGTTGCCAATGATGTCTATCGTTCACGGCTGTTCCCTGTGAGCAGTCCGCAACAGGCGGCGGCGATCATGCTCAAAGGTTATGAGATCGGCTTAGGGTTGATGGCAAGTTTTGAATTTGTACAGGTGGTGAAGGGCCATGTGGGGTTATCACCTAAAGGAGCCCTAGCACTGCTGCACAACAGCCCACGGATCACAAAAATCAAGCTGACCAGGTTGACCGATGATAAACATAAATTTATCGGCTACGAATGCACTATGACGCGAGATAACGGTTTTTCGCATACTGAGCGATGGACCCTGGATAATGCTGTGATTGCCGGCCTGATGAAGCCAGATAGCAACTGGGAAAAATATCCGGAGAATATGTGCAAATGGCGTGCAATCGGCTTTTGTGCGGATATTGCAGCCCCGGATGTGACCGCCGGTATGGTGGACTTCATGATCCGGCCTGAGCAATTCGGGGTTCGGATTGACGATGAGGGGAACATCATTGAAGGAGAACAACGCATTGTTGTTACCAGTGAAATTGTGCAGGATGAATTGTATAACGAGAAAACACCAACGGTCACACTTGCAGAACTACTGGATCAATATTCAGCCGAGGAAATCCTCAAAGCCAACGGCGGGACCATCCCGGGCACGAATGAAGAGCTCGAAAGGGTAGCCAATCAACTCATCAAAGAATCACAGGAAAACGGATACTAAAATGCCTTATGAAATTAACCATCTATCCTACAGTTCCATCAGCTCCTATCTTATGTGCGCAGCGGCATGGAAATTTCACTATATTGACAAGATCCAAACGCCAACCTCACCGGCACTGGTATTTGGATCGGCTTTTCATAACACGATTGAACAATGGTTAGGTGGTAAAGCCGAATCACTGACAGACGCCTGGTCTAAAGAGTGGCAAAAACAAACTGAAGGTCAAGTCATTGATTGGGGGACAGATATCCCTGAAGAGCTTTTTAACAAAGGGATTGATATGCTGACCAACCAGGACATTTTGGCCGAGATGCAGAATACATTCTTCACGCATGCTGAAATGCCGGTGATTGAAACCAAGGTTGAACTCAGTATTCCCGCCGTGCCGGTGCCGATCATCGGCTATATCGATATTATCACAAGCGACAAGGTGCCCGGTGACTTTAAAACGAGTTCCAAATCCTGGACAACGGATAAAGCCCTGGATGAAACGCAGCCGCTTTTTTACCTGGCAGCGATGAACCAGATGGGTTTCCCGGTGGACGGCTGGCGATTTCGGCATTATGTGTTCGTCAAAACCAAGACACCCAAACTCCAGGTATTTGAACACGTACACAACCCAGGGCAGATCATGTGGCTGTTTGGGATGATCCAGAAGGTATGGAAGGGTATTGAAGCGGGCGTGTTTCCTGAGAATCCCTCCACTTGGAAATGTAATCCTCGTTATTGTGAATATTGGCCGATATGTAGAGGGAAACTCTCATGATGAGAAGTGCCAATAAAAATGCCAAACAGGGATGGCTTTTGCAGGACCTCAGGCCGGCAAACAAGTGTTCTATCGGCTTTGACGGCACCAACCTGATCCTTGAAACGCCGTATAACCCGGGGCTGGTTGCCCAGCTGAAGGCATTGATCCCGTATAACGACCGGCGATGGGATCCAGACCAAAAAGTTTGGTTGATAAGACCGGATCATGGCCCAACTTTGCAAAGCCTGATCGATCAATTTTTTGATGAGGTTGTTGATTTGCCTGGTATTGAAAATAGTAAACCCGAACAGGAATTGCGGATCATCGAGGTGCGATATCTCGGTTCTACCAAGGACCGGGGGGATGCAGAGCGCTCCGCTTTCGGACTGGTTGACGGGGAATGGTCGGTATTATTCCCTGAAAGCGTGCTGCGTTCGTGGTTCGAAGTGGATCCGTTGGCACCGATCCAAGGGGAAACGCTGTATTCTGTGTTAGGCGCTCGAAAAACCGCCTCTGAGGGGGAACTCAAGAGCGCCTTCCGCAGGATGGCGCGGCAATGGCACCCGGATGTGTGTTCAGAACCGAACGCTAATGAGATCTTTCAACAGATTAACCGAGCAAACCAGGTACTGAGTAACCCTGAGAAACGAGCACGCTATGATGCAGGATTAGTCCTGGAAGAGACCTGGAAGGCGGAACAAAAAAACACGAAAGATTTGATGGATGGCATTTCAACAGCGACTGTCGGCTACCGCTCACCGCTCCGCTGCGGTTGGATTATGGTCAAAGGCATTCCGGTTTTGGGGCGGTTTGAAGTGCAGGAAATCCTGGATTGGCAGGACATCGTCAACCACCAGGGGCAGGTGCTGGTGACCTCGTGGGCGATGGGTGATAAAGCGCCAACGGAAAAGTGGGTATAAAACCATGATTTGCACAACAAAACAACCCAGAAAAA